AAGCGTAAGGAGTCGATGTAGGTGTTAGGTTTGGGTAAGTTATCTGTATTAGAAACAAAGCTTGGTATCTATGAGGATCTCTCTAAAGAGATGCTCGACAAGTTAGAGCGTGCTGTCGGTCAAATCTCGGAGCAGGGTAATAAGGTTGCCATTCTGTTAGAACGACACGAGAATCGCCTTGATGAGGGCGAACGTACTAACGAAGCAATAATGAAACTCATCGAGAAAGTAGAAGATAAGGTTGACAACATTGAATGTCGTGTCAATCAACTCTCTAGGTTCAGATGGATGACGGTTGGTATTGCCACAGCAGCAGTGGTGATCCTGAAGTCCTCAGATATTTTTGGTGCCTTCTTGACACCTGCAGAAAATAGAAGTATGATTGAGGGCGTCAGAGTAGAACGTCTTGGATGAGTTATGTTGATGTCAAGTATGCCCGCCTTGTAGGTGGTCGTCTTGAACTGTTCAAAGAAAAAAAGTCAACACTCTATAACTTTCGATGCCCCTATTGCGGTGACTCTCAGAAGCAGAAGTCCAAAGCAAGGGGTTATTTTTTCACGAAAGGAAATGACATTATTTACAAATGTCATAACTGTGGGGTGGGCAGGACTCTTGGTAACTTCCTGAAGGACAATGCTCGCGATCTCTATGACGGGTACGTTATGGAGAGGTACAAGGATGGGATGACTGGTAAACGTACACGTGTTGCCACTCCCAAGATTGTTCACAACAAACCAGTATTTAATACAGGGACTAACCTCCCAACTATTTCCTCTCTAAATAAAGCACATCCAGCGAGGGCGTATCTAGAACAGAGGCAAATACCTGAGGAAGCGTTGGACTTTTTGTACTTCGCAGACAAATTCAAACGGTATGTCAACAGTCAGAAAGAGACTTTTGACAACCTACAGAATGATCAACCACGTATCATTATCCCGCTGCGTTATACTGACGGAAGTTGGTTTGGCGTACAGGGGAGATCTTTGTCTCCACATAGTAAACTCAGATACATCAGTATAATCTTTGATGAAACCAAACCAAAATTATTCGGACTCGACCGTGCTAAACTCAATGATCCAACCTACATCGTTGAAGGACCTATTGACTCACTCTTCCTTCGCAACTCGATTGCTATGTGTGGAAGTGACGTTCATCTTGGTGACTGGGGGGTTAGCAATCCTGTTTGGGTCTATGATAACGAACCACGAAACAAACAAATTGTTGAACGCATCACCTCCTGTATCGACGCAGGTGACCCAGTAGTCATTTTCCCCGACTCAGTGAAGCAGAAAGACATCAATGAGATGGTCCTTGCTGGACACAACGTACAAGACCTGGTAGAATCTAACACTTACCAGGGTTTACAAGCAAAACTCAAACTATCCCAATGGAAGAAAGTATGAACGTAATTAAAAGGAACGGCGAAACCGCTCCTCTCGACCTGGACAAAGTGCATCAAATGGTTGAGTTTGCCTGTGAAGGTGTAGCAGGCGTGAGTGAATCTCAGGTGGAGATGAATGCCAACCTGCAATTCTTTGACGGTATCAAGACCAGTGAGATCCAAGATATTTTGATCAAGTCAGCGAGTGACCTGATCAGTCTTGAGTCTCCTAACTACCAGTACGTTGCTTCTCGTCTGCTGTTGTTCAGCATTCGTAAGCAAGTGTTTCCTGACTGGAAGAATGTTTATCCTTCCCTGGTTGAGCACGTTCAGACTTGTGTGAATGCCAAAGTATATGATGCTGGAATCCTCAAGAAATACAACGATGAAGAGTGGGTAGAACTAGATAGTTATATCGATCACGAGCGTTGCTATGGGTTTACCTATGCAGGTCTCCGTCAGGTCGTAGACAAATATCTTGTCCAAGATCGCAGCAGTGGTCGTCTGTATGAGACGCCACAGTATATGTACATTATGGTTGCAGCGACTTTGTTCCAAGATTATCCCAAGGAAACAAGACTCGACTATGTACGCAGGTACTACACAGCAATCAGCAAAGGAAAAATCAACGTCCCGACACCAGTTCTGGCAGGAGTCAGAACACCAATGCGTCAATTTGCATCTTGTGTTCTCGTTGATGTTGATGACACCCTCGATGGTATCTTTAGCTCTGATATGGCTATTGGTAAATACGTCGCACAACGCGCTGGAATCGGTATTAACGCAGGCAGAATCCGTGGCATCAACAGCAAGATCCGAGGCGGAGAGGTACAACACACAGGTGTGGTCCCCTTCCTTAAAAAGTTTGAATCAACTGTACGATGCTGCACGCAAAACGGCATCCGAGGTGGTTCTGCTACAGTTCACTTTCCTATCTGGCACCAAGAAATAGAAGACATTCTTGTCCTTAAGAACAATAAAGGAACTGAGGACAATCGTGTACGTAAGCTTGACTACTCCATTCAACTTAGTAAACTGTTCTATGAACGGTTCATTAGAAATGAAGACATCACTCTTTTCTCTCCTCACGACGTACCTGGTCTTTACGATGCTTTTGGCACTGATAGGTTTGATGACTTATATACCTCATACGAGAAGGACCCACGGTGTCCTGGACGTACCATCAATGCTCAAGAACTCATACTGAACCTCCTTAAGGAACGTGCAGAGACTGGTCGTATTTACATTATGAATATCGACCACTGCAACTCTCATTCTTCCTTTAAGGACAAGGTGAATATGAGTAACCTGTGTCAGGAGATTACTCTGCCTACAGATCCCATCCAACACATCGATGATGATGCTGGTGAGATTGCACTGTGTATTTTGTCTGCTATCAACGTTGGTAAGATCAACCGAATTGAAGAGATGGATGAACTTTGTGAACTCAGCGTACGTGGTCTTGAGGAACTTATCGACTATCAAGAATATCCTGTCGCTGCAGCACGCCGTAGCACCCTTGCAAGGCGCTCCTTGGGCATCGGATACATCGGTCTGGCACATTACCTTGCCAAGAATGGATTAAAGTATGACAACCCTGATGCACACAAGCTTGTGCATAAATTGACTGAACGATTCCAGTATGCTTTGCTCGTAGCATCTAATCAGATTGCTAAAGAGAAGGGTGCTTGTGCTGGATTTGCTGGCACCAAATATTCTGATGGAATTCTTCCCATTGATACATATAAGAAGGAAGTCGATGAGATTGTTGTACCAGAGTATCAATGTGATTGGGAAACTCTTAGAAAATCTATACTTGAATACGGACTACGGCACAGCACGTTGTCCGCACAGATGCCATCGGAGAGCAGCTCCGTTGTGTCAAACGCTACCAATGGAATCGAGCCGCCTCGCGACTACCTGTCCGTTAAAAAATCAAAGAAAGGACCTCTTAAGCAGATTGTTCCTGGATACCCACATCTAAAATCTAAGTACACATTGCTTTGGGATATGCCTTCTAATGAGGGATACATCAAAGTAACTGCTGTGATGCAAAAGTTTTTTGACCAGGCAATCTCTGGTAACTGGAGTTATAATCCAGAGAACTATCAGAACGATGAGGTACCTGTTTCTGTTATGGCAAATGATCTTCTCACTACGTACAAGTACGGTTGGAAGACATCCTATTATCAAAACACATATGATGCTAAGAAGGAACCTGAAATTCCTGAAACTGCTAACGCAGAACGCTTGAATCAATTACTAAATGAAATCGAAAACGCTACGGAGGAAGACTGTGACGGTTGCAAAGTTTAAGTTGACAGACGAAACCATCAAAGGTACGACGGTATTCAACCCGCACCAAGTAGATACCAAAGCATCACCGATGTTCTTTGGTCCCCCTCTTGGGGTACAGAGATATGATGGGGCAAAGTATCCTGTCTTTGACAAACTTACCCAGTCACAACTTGGTTACTTCTGGAGACCCGAAGAGGTGTCTCTCCAGAAGGACCGTAGTGATTATCAAACTCTGAATGATGCACAGAAGCACATCTTTACATCCAATCTACGGTATCAAATACTCCTTGATTCTGTACAAGGGCGTGGTCCTGGGCTTGCTTTTATCCCTTGGTGTTCATTGCCTGAACTTGAATCTGCAATGATTGCTTGGGAGTTCTTCGAGATGATTCACTCGAAGAGTTATACCCATATCATTAAGAACGTCTACAGCAATCCTGAAGAAGTTTTTGATACCATCCTGGACACTGAAGAGATCATCGCACGTGCTAAGTCTGTGACTGAAGCGTACGATGACTTCATCCAAGCAGCACAAGCGTGGGGATCAGGTCCTCTGTGGAAGCACCACCTTGATGGTGTTCCTATGGCAGGGTACGAACTGCGTGAACTTAAGCGTAAACTCTATCGTGCGATTGTTAATGTCAACATTCTGGAAGGCATTCGTTTCTATGTTTCTTTCGCGTGCTCGTTTGCTTTTGGCGAACTTAAGCTTATGGAAGGATCTGCTAAAATCATTTCTCTTATCGCCAGAGACGAGTCACAACATCTTGTACTTACACAAAACATTCTGAACAAGTGGGCTCAGGGTGATGACCCAGAGATGGTTGAGATTATGAAGGAAGAGAGGGGCAATGTTATCGAGATGTACAAACGTACAGTCGATGAAGAGAAGCAGTGGGCAGAGTATTTGTTTAGAGATGGATCTATGATCGGTCTCAATGCTAAACTGCTTGGACAGTACGTAGAGTGGGTTGCTAATCGTCGTATGAAAGCGATTGGTATTGATCCCATCTATGACATCCCTGCTAAGCACAACCCCCTGCCCTGGACAGAGCACTGGTTGAACTCCAAGGGTCAGCAGAACGCTCCTCAAGAGACCGAGATCGAATCGTACGTTGTCGGTGCTATCAAACAGGACGTTAAGGCAGACACGTTTGCAGGTTTCTCCCTTTAGTGCTATGATTCCATTGTCTGAGACCGCTGTAATACGCCGCCACCTTAGATTTCTTGGTCAAGTAAAACGCGAACTATCGCAAAGTAACGCTAAGAAACATAAAAGGAGGGGTAAAAAGCAGAGGAAACAGGCTAAATAGTGATGTGGTATCAATGAATACCATTTACGTTCATCACTACTATGCTCAGTTTCGTACTGGCATTGACCCTTGCCCATCATAATGACGGGTCACCCTACGGGTGGCATATGAGTTGTGAAAGGTTTCTACAAAGACGAATTGAAATCCAAATGGATCCCAACCTAGACCAACGGTCTAAGTGGAATCTCATAGGGTATCTTAAGTCAAAAGTGGAAGGTCAATGCGACGTAACCTATACATAGAAGTGACGCAAGTAAGTCGCGGAACGGAGCGTTCATCCCATTATGTTTGAAATTCTGCTGTACGCTAATATGATGTGTTCTGATGCTGATGCATTAATCCTCAGGATCAATAAGAACATATCAGAACTTCCACCAAAAGTGGTAGTGGAATTAGTCGAAACCGTAAAGGAATCTGTACCAGAGTGTAGATATTATTGGGACGCAAACGACTGAAGGAACGGAACACGGATCCCCGAAAGGGTTAAGGTGTAAAATCCATTCATTCAGGAGTAAACAAATGAACACACTTCAAATCATCAAGAAGCAGATCAACAAAGCTGCTGCACTTCACGACGCTCAAATTACTCACGCTGCCTATCGTGGTGTTGAGTATAAGACACGTTGTGTTGAAAGTAAGGAACTACACGGTACATTCTGCTATCGTGGTAAGACTTACACCAAGTGATCGCTATGTTAGCTCTACAAGTAGTTGGACTCACGTCCCTAGGTTGTGCAGCATTCATAGCAATGATCTATGGAGAACTTCTCTTACTACACAAAGTATGAGGAAGGGCAATGCTGAAGGTACGGTTTGAATACGACCTTCCAGAATATGACCCTGCTAAACACGATCCAGATAAAGTCTTCGGACTTTTAACGTACCGTGGTGTACATTATGCGAAGTGGATTAATCTTAAACCATTTCGTAATAAACACTGGAAGATCACAAAATAACGAAAGAGAGGGTTGTACCCTCTCTTTTTTTGTGCTATGCTAAATATCAATAACCATTTGGAGGATACGAACAATGAAGATCTTTCTCGACTGTTCTGATCCTGAGTTGGCAAAACCCGCTATAGATACGGGTCTTATTGATGGTATTACTACTAACCCATCCCTGATGCTTAAAGCAGGGAAGGATCCACTAGATGTCATCTACAAGTTCTCTGAGATGTTTTCTTGGAGTTGTTCAGTCTCAGCAGAAGTCGTTGGCAACACATCTGAAGAGATGCTGGCAATGGCAGTGGACTACTACCAGATTGCACCTAACGTGACAATCAAACTACCTTGCACAAAAGAAGGCTTACTTGCCTGTTCCGATCTCACAGCAGAAGGAATTACTACTAACATTACTCTCATCTTCTCTGCCGCTCAGGCGATCCTTGCTGCGAAAGCAGGGGCAACTTACGTCTCACCCTTTGTCGGCAGACTAAACGATAACTCTGTATCAGGAATCGAACTGGTACGTGCTATCTCTGGTCTCTATTCTATGCACGAGTACGATACAAATGTACTTGCAGCATCGATTAGAGATGTCCATCAGGTCGCTAGATGCTTTGCAGCAGGCGCTGATGTTGTCACCTTGCCTATTGGTATCTTCTGGAAGATGTACGATCACATTCTTACACGTGATGGTCTCGCCAAGTTTGATGCTGACTGGGCAGCACTACAGGGGAAACTTAATGGATAGAGACAAACTGAAAATGATGGTCAGGGAACTCAAGACCCTAGTTAATGAAATTGAGTCAGAGGTTTTCTCTGATAAAGATAAATACACACAGAAGAACCCCGAGCGCACCTTGGGATACGTACTGTGTAATGATGACGACGGAGACCCCGATTGATTATGAAAACCCCTGGATTTTTGAAGGACACCCTTTTCTATCTGAGGACATTGACGACTATTTCGGTTTTGTCTATAGGATTACAAACCTACAATCTGGTAAACAGTACATCGGAAGGAAGTATTTCTGGTCCTTCCGAAAGCCTAGAGGTAAGTCTAGGAGAGTTAAAAGTGAGAGCGACTGGAAAAAATACTACGGGAGCTCTGATCTTCTTAATGAAGAACGCAAATCGCTGGGGAATGATGCCTTCAGAAGAGAGATACTCTCTCTACACCGTACCAAAGGCAGAACAAACTATGAAGAAACCCGTCAACTATTTCTAAACAACGTACTGTCCGAGGATTATTACTACAACAGTAATATTCTCGGACGTTATTATAGGAAGGACTATCACGACGCTTGACAATCAAGGCAACTCACATATATAATTACTGAGTTGGTTACTTTGGAGGTCAAACGAATGGACTGGGATCAAGATTTTGATTCTGATCAGGACTATTTTGAATACACACTTTCGATTATGGTTGACCAACTACACGCACATTTGGAAGACGGAGAACTCACTCAAGCAGAGTTGACAGCGCAACAAATTAAGGACTGGATGCAGTAAGTCTTAAGGGTCAGTAGCTCAGTGGAATAGAGCAACTGCCTTCTAAGCAGTCGGTCGTAGGTTCGAGTCCTACCTGACCCGTTCCCGCAAGGGAAATCACAGTCTAGAAGTTGAGGTATTACCTATGCCTATCAAGAAGTCAGATCTATCGTATCTGAGGTCCGTCGTCAACGGCGATGTCGCACTTGATCAGGAGAATCCATCCTTTTTCAATCGACTATTTCGCTGGTACGAACAGATCGGAGTCCGTTTCTACGGAGATCCCGATGAGGATTACGAAGTATTCCTTGACCATCTTGCTTCTGACATTGGTGCTTAGCACCTGGTGGAGTCAAACCTTGAACTGTCACGAGGACCCTACGGGGTCCTTTTTTTGTGCTATGATTTGGAGGTCCAACAGAGACACTATGCAAGTCTTACTAGAACGTTTCCCGTATCGGTACGTTGAGTGTGGCACCTTGGAGATCAATGGTATGCCAGACTTTCGTATTCAGAAAGCAGATCCCTGGACCAAACGGTACAAGGATATGTACCTCCTCGATAATCAGATGCAACTCTTGACAGCGATGGAGGATTTTGAGTACACTAAATGGTTGGACCCCGATACTGTCCCTTGTTATGTCAAAGACAATGTTACCGCCTAAAACTCTCCCATCTTTCTACGTACAGGCACTCAAAGCAGCACGTGATGCTGCCAATGAAGCAGTGCAAGCATCACTGAAGGTACCTAACCTGGATCAGCAGGATGAGGGTGCTATCTGGAGACACTATCAAGGTCTCTCTACGATGTACAACCTGGCAAAACCTCTGGAGCAAGTTGAGATCCAATTTCAACAGGACCTGGGCAACCTCAACTTGAATCAGTCACATCACGATGAGTCTCCGTTCTCTGCTTTCTATGCTCCTGAAGAGTATGGTTCTTGGGGTGCTGCTGGTCCTGTCCCTATGCCTGGTGACGCAGGTCAGGATGTCATCACCTTCAGCTAGTTGACAGAACTTTACATTTCCTATATACTATTGTAGTATTTCGTTACAAAGATCAATGACTCGTTCAGGAACAATTACAACTGAAGATGGCGGACGCACCAATATGTTCGCTTCCGAACCTCGTATGTACGTTTCACAAACTGACGCCGAGCGTTATGGTTATGAAACATACGCTGAACGTGCAGAGAAACTCAATGGCAGAACTGCTATGATGGGTTTCGTTGCCGCCTTGATTTCTTACGCCTTTACTGGTAAACTGTTCTTCGGTATTCTCTGATTAAATTATGGCACTTAAAGTACCTGCTGTTACCTTCCATACCCGTCAAGACGGTGAGTGGGTAGATGTAACTACTAAGGAACTTTTTGAAGGAAAGCGTGTGGTAGTCTTCGCACTACCTGGTGCTTTCACCCCAACTTGTTCCACGTACCAACTTCCTGGTTACGAGGAGAAGTATGATGAGTTCAAAGAACAAGGAATCGATGAGGTTTATTGCCTCAGTGTCAATGATTCTTTTGTGATGAATGCTTGGTTCAAAGATCAAGGAGTAACAAATGTCAAACCTATCCCTGATGGTAGCGGCGAGTTTAGTCACGCTCTGGGTATGTCGATCTCTAAGTACAACCTTGGATTCGGATACCGATCCTGGCGATACGCGATGGTAGTCAATGATGGTTTCATTGAACAACTATTTGAAGAACCTGGCAAAGTCGGCAACTGTCCCGACGATCCCTATGAGGTCTCTGATCCAGAGACTGTACTAGGTTACCTAACTACTTACGGAGAAAACTAATGACTGAAAACGCAGAACGCATTAATGGTTGGGCAGCAATGCTCGGAGTGGTCGCAGCAATGGGATCCTACGCAGTAACTGGACAAATCATCCCTGGAATTTGGTAAGTTAATTTTATGATCAAGACTCTTCTTGCTTGCGCTCTAGTTGCAAGTGCTCCAGCAGCACAAGCAGCACGCTACGTATGTAATACCTGCAATACAAATGAGCAGGTCACACTTAAGTTTATGCAGGAGCGTGGCATCAATGATAAGAATGCACTGGCAACAGTGTTGGGAAACATTAAACAAGAGTCGATGTTCCACCCAAATATTTGTGAGGGTGGTGCACGAGTACGTTATGAAGACTGCCACAAAGGCGGTTACGGTATGATTCAATGGACAACACAGTCTCGTTATGTAGGACTGGGTAACTTCGCAAAGACTTATGGGGGTGATCCATCCACCCTAAACACACAACTGCGTTACCTGGTGAACGAGACACAATGGTTGACGATTGAACCCAAACTAAAAACAGAAGGTCAAAGTATTGAATGGTATATGACGCACGCATACACCTGGCTGGGGTGGGGCGTGCACGGGAACCGAACCACGTATGCGTATCAATACTTAAGTAATCTTACTAAGGGGTGACTTCGGTCCCCCTTTTTTTAATAAATATCTACATCAACTTTTATTACGAGTGAGATACAAACTTCAATACCAAGACGACCGTGGTCGCTGGACGAATATGAACAAGTATCGGGATCTATCAAAGATCAAAGCGAACTTCTATCTTGACTTGTGTAGACTTTCTCAGTCTATGGTGTATAATCCAAGAGAAGTACGTGCAGTATTTGATGAGTAATGATTGGCGCTACAGCAATGAGAGGATGGAACTCCGTCAGGAGGTCTTCACCTTGCTGAGACAAAAGTATTTTACACTAAAGCACGCGAAGAACTTATACGAGTTCTGTCACGACTGGGTTAGTCAAGGAAACACCTCAACAAAAGGTGCTGAAAAAGCATTCCTAAAGTATGTGGACTCACTGACATAACCCTAGTAACAAACACTCAAAGTTGTCTAGATACAGGTAGTACCAATGGAACAAGAGTTAGACCTTGCAGTCTTGAATAGTCGCATTCATAAAATAAAAATGGATGAGTTATTTCAAGAACCATCAACCTGGGAGGATGACGAGCATTGGTACGGTCAAATGACCTACGACTATAACGACGACCTATGAAGTTTCTATTCGCACTTCTCGCTACAATTTTCTTTGCTGCACCTGCTTGGGCAGTAGACGTACAGATGGGTTATGATGGTAACCTAGTGTTTGAACCTAGTGAAGTAACCATCTCTGCAGGTGAGTCGGTTCACTTTGTCAACAATATGCTTCCTCCTCACAATGTAATTGTAGAGGATCATCCTGAACTTGATCACGAGGCACTCGCACTGATGCCTGGTGAAGAGTTCGATGTCACCTTTGCTGAGGCAGGAGACTACACATACTGGTGTGCACCTCACAAGGGCGCTGGTATGATCGGAACAGTTCACGTTAATTAATTCTATTATGTCTTTCAACGTAACTATCAAGACTGCTGATGGAGATCAGACAGTTCAAATCGAAGGCGATGAGTACATTCTTGACGCTGCTGAAGAGGCAGGAGTTGATCTCCCCTACTCCTGCCGTGCTGGTGCTTGTTCTACTTGTGCTGGTAAGATCCTATCAGGAACTGTCAACCAAGATGATCAGTCCTTCTTGGATGATGATCAACTCGAAGCGGGGTTCGCTTTGCTCTGTGTAACGTACCCCACATCCGACTGTGTTGTTCAGGCTAATGCGGAGGAAGCACTGTACTAATGAAACGTATAAACACTGTACTATTAGAATTGACAGTGGGTATTTTGGACGTTCTCTATAGAGAACGTCACTTTCAACGTTTCTGGGTGCTAGAAGTTATTGCTCGTGCACCCTACTTTGCCTTTCTTAGTGTCCTGCACTTCAGGGAATCATTGGGACTGCGTACGCCGTCCCATTTTTTGTTAATGGCAGAGCATTTCAGACAGACAGTAAATGAAACGGAACACTTACAAGAAATGGAGAGACGTGGAGGCGCTCGCTATTGGGTTGATCGCTTTCTCGCTTATCATCTGGTTCTTGTCTATTACTGGTGTAACGTGGGGTATTATTTTATTGCTCCTAAGTCTGCTTATCATCTAGCAGCAGAGGTTGAAAAGCACGCTACACATACGTACGAGTTCTACTTGTTGTCAGTTGATTCAACTGATACTAGAATTCAAGAAATTATGGAGGATGAGCACACTCATCACAGTGAACTTCTCAAAGCAATGGAGATGATCTAATGCGTTTTCCACACGATGACGAACCTGAAGATCCCACAGCACACGATTGCAACTACAACTTCCCACAGATGTTGTTTGCATTCTGTTTAGGGTTCGTCACTATGTTCGTCCTCGCTGTGGATGAGATTCAAAATTTTAAGGGATGTCCCTTGCCAGAGTATTTTATTAACGAAACCAAATGAAAGTAGGAATGATCGGTCTTGGTCGTATGGGCGAGGGTATGTCTCGTCGTATGATCAAAAAAGGTATTGAAGTTCACGGTTACAGAAACAATTATGCAAAAGCTGAAGAACAATTTGAAAAGGGTTATATCAGTGGATGTACCACTTCTCTGGAAAGCCTTGTTCAAGTAGTAAAACAAAAGCAATCCATTTATGGTGAGAAGTCTGGAGAGACAATCGTCTCTGAACAACCAGGTATTTTTATGATGGTTGTACCAGCAGAAACAGTAGAGGACACAATCAATGAGCTACTACAGTTTTGTAGTGAAGGCGATATTATTATTGATCACGGCAATAGCAACTTTAAGGATTCTCGCAGGAGAGCAGAAAGGTTGGCTAAACTTGGTATCGCATATATTGACTGCGGTACTTCTGGTGGTGTTTTTGGTTTGGAGCGTGGATATTGTCTTATGGTTGGCGGGGGAAATACTGCGGTCGCCAGTTGTGCACCTATTTTTAGGGCACTCGCACCAGGCATTGGAAGCGCCTCTCGTACCGATCCCCTCAGTTGGGAGTCCAGTAGTGAGCACGGTTGGTTACACTGCGGTGGACCAGGTGCTGGACACTTTGTAAAGATGGTTCATAACGGCGTTGAGTATGGTATGATGCAAGCTTACGCCGAAGGTTTCAACATTCTACACGAAGCAAATGCAGGTTCCAAGTACGTCAAAGAAGGAGACGCTGAGGTCGCGCCTATGGACGATCCTGAGTCCTATTGCTATGACATTGACGTTGCTGAGGTGGCTGAGCTTTGGCGTCGTGGTAGCGTTGTTGGTTCTTGGTTACTCGATCTTACCGCTGATGTATTCCGCAGTGACCACGAGCTTGGCAAATTCGATGGGGGAGTTAGCGACTCTGGTGAGGGTCGTTGGACTGTCCACGCTGCTGTGGATCTTGGCGTACCCACTCCTGTCCTTAGCACTGCATTATTTGAGAGGTTCAACTCTCGAAGACTAGGTGATTTCGCCAACAGAGTCTTGAATGGAATGCGGTTCAAATTCGGAGGACACGATGTTCGCTGATGTCTTACTTTGGGCAGCAGTACCCTTTGTACTATCCACGATATATTTCGGGATACGAAAGGGTGAAAATGATTACTATGACTCAGATGACTATGATGGAAACGGAACCGCTCACTAAACAATTAGTGATCTTCGGTGCTACTGGTGACCTTTGTAAAAAGAAACTTATCCCAGCACTGTATGAACTCTGGCAGAGGAAGTTGCTGCCAGAGAACATCCTTATTACTGGCACTGCTAGGAGAGAACCAACTGTACAACAGTGGAAAGAGTCTCTTGGAGATTATCCAGAAGAATTTTTCCATCATCTCGACTATCAAACATCAGATCTGACAAAAGTAGAAACTCTACAGAACTTGGCTCAGGCAGATGATGTAACGTACTTCTTGTCCGTACCGCCAGAAAGATATGAAGATGCTATCGTCAATCTCAAAGAAGCAGGACTCCTCGACGACCAAGAGGCATCCCGTGTTGTTATTGAAAAACCCTTTGGGCACGATTATAAATCTGCTCATCATCTACAGTCTGTGGTTAGCAGACACCTACGTGAAAAACAGGTCTATCGCATTGATCATTATCTTGGCAAAGATACTGTCAATAACATTCTTGCTACACGGTTTAGCAATACTCTGCTGGAACCTCTATGGAACCGTAATTATGTAGAGGAGGTTCAGATCTTTGCAACTGAGACCATCGGTTGTGAAGGTCGTTCTCAATACTATGAGGGTGCTGGAGTCGTACGTGATATGCTCCAGAATCATATGCTTCAGGCACTAGCACTGATTGCTATGGAACCACCCTGTAGGTTAGATGCTACTGAGATTCGTAGAGAGAAGACTAAAGTTCTTGCTGCTACACGTCTCGGTAAGAAGTATCTTGCGGGACAATATATGGGTTACAGAGAAGAGGAAGGAGTTGATTCAAGGAGTAACACTCCAACCTTTGTTGCTGGTGATCTATACATTGATAACTGGAGGTGGAAAGACGTACCCTTCCACTTTATGACTGGTAAGAAACTGCCCTACGGATGCGTAGAGTTTGTTATCAAACTGAAGTCACCACCTCTTGACCTGTATGAAGGTCACGAACAGAACGACAGGATCTGTATGAGGATCCAACCACGTCCACACCTGGACATCAGAATCGACATTAAGGCACCTGGACTGCACGACAATGTGCAACACGCCACCCTAACCTTTGATTATCCTGAAGGAGCACTAGACGGATACGTGCGGTTGTTGTACGATGCTATCAACCAAGACCAATCACACTTCGTTCACAGCGAAGAGGTGCTAGAATCTTGGAGAATCGTTGATGACCTGCTCTGTGTAGGTGATCAATGTAAGGTACGTACGACTCCGTACTTGTACCACCCTGGTATTTGGGGTCCTACTCACAAGTGTGACTTCATTACCGACTGGGATTTTCCTGCTTGACAAGGTTCGGAAATCCCTATATAGTAACAGCGTCTTTACAAAAAGACATATTTCACACGCCTCACCGAGACTAAACAGCGTGTTAAAACAACAGTCTCTCATACCTCTGCTTAGGGTGCAGAGGAATAGTAACTCCACCATTTCCCTGATGGTCTTACTTATTTGTAAATTTCAATGGCTCAATCTACTCTAGTCCAACAACAAGGTCAATCCTCGTGGGAATCATTCTGCGAATGGGTGACCTCTACTAACAACCGTCTGTACGTCGGTTGGTTTGGCGTCCTGATGATCCCTACGCTGCTTGCAGCTACTATCTGTTTCATCGTCGCCTTCATCGCTGCTCCTCCTGTGGACATCGATGGCATTCGTGAACCCGTCGCTGGTTCGCTTATGTACGGTAACAACATCATTTCTGGTGCTGTTGTCCCTTCTTCAAACGCAATCGGTCTACACTTTTATCCTATTTGGGAAGCTGCCTCACTCGACGAGTGGCTCTATAACGGCGGTCCTTTCCAACTGGTAGTCTTCCACTTCCTCATCGGCATCTATGCCTATATGGGTCGTGAATGGGAACTCTCCTATCGTCTTGGTATGCGTCCCTGGATCTGTGTTGCCTACAGCGCACCTGTCGCTGCTGCTTCTGCTGTATTCCTCGTCTACCCCTTCGGTCAGGGTTCTTTCTCCGATGCTATGCCTCTTGGTATCTCTGGTACTTTTAACTATATGCTTGTATTCCAAGCAGAACACAATATCCTTATGCACCCGTTCCATATGCTCGGTGTTGCTGGGGTATTCGGTGGATCTCTTTTCTCTGCTATGCACGGAAGTCTCGTTACTTCCTCACTTGTACGTGAAACCACTGAAACTGAGTCCCAGAACTACGGTTACAAGTTCGGTCAAGAAGAAGAGACCTACAACATTGTCGCCGCACACGGTTACTTCGGTCGTCTGATCTTCCAGTATGCATCCTTTAACAACTCACGCTCTTTGCACTTCTTCCTCGCTGCGTGGCCTGTTGTCGGCATCTGGTTCACTGCTCTTGGCGTCAGCACTATGGCGTTCAACCTCAACGGTTTCAACTTCAACCAGTCTATCCTTGATAACCAAGGACAAGTTCTGAACACCTGGGCAGACGTTCTCAACCGTGCTGGTCTGGGTATGGAAGTTATGCACGAGCGTAATGCTCACAACTTCCCTCTCGACCTTGCCGCTGCTGAAAGCACCCCTGTTGCTCTTACCGCACCTGCAATCGGTTGATT